TTAACACCTAAAATCCTACAAGCGTCAGAACTTTTGTAATACAAAGGTTCTTCTCCACGAGTAGTCATCTTAAATATATAAGTTGAGTTAGCTTTATATAGTTTTCATTTTTGGTTAAATTAAAAATAAAGCACTTAAGGAAAATTAAGTCGTTAAACATTTTTATGATACAATATGAAATATTAACATGGAACTATTCAACTGTTCTAGCCGCTTATTAAACTTTAAAAATTAATAATATTAGTTTTTATATGAGAAAATTTATTTTTCTAAAATAGTTTATAAAAACTGATTATCTAAACTTTAAATAGTTAGTTGCATTTAATTGTTAAATATTGCAATTAGTTGCTAAAAATAATTATAATATTTCTAAAAATAAAAATGTTATTACCTCTTATTAAACTTTAAAAACTAATATTATTAATTATTAATTGATTGATTTGATTGATTTGTTGACGTAATGTATTAACTTTATTTTCTGTTATAGTTAAATTACGTTTTAAATCAGTAATAGTTTTATTTTTTTCTAATAATGTAATTTTTAATTCACTATTTTCTTCAAGAATTTCTATATATTTATTCCATAATGAAGCATATTGTTGTTGTGCCATTTATTTTTTAAATATTATTTAATCTTTAAATAATTTATATATTATATGTTTAATATTTTTTAACGGTAATTGTTTATGAAGAGGATATCGTATTTTAAAATAAATATATAAATTGCCTCTTTTTAATTCATCTGTATAATAAGGTAATCCTTTATTTTTTATAATATGTGTCAAACCATTTCTAAAATCTAAATCTAAATCTATTTTTTCATCATATAAATATAATAAAGTTTCTTTTAAACCATAATAATATTCATAAAGATTTATGTCTTTATCTATATATAAATCAAATTTATTTAAAACATTATCTATTTTAATTATGGAATGCTCTAATATATTAATATTAATTTCTATATCGGATAAATTATTATCACCTAATTTTTTTAATAAATATTTATTTTCATAATTTAATAATGAAATATATATATTAATTTTTTTAAATATGTCCTGTCTTTTAACATTAACTACAATTTTCTTAACTTTTCCAGTATATAATTCATCCAAAGTTATATCTAAATCTAATTTTAAATTTTTATTTTGATTTATATAAAGATATATGAGTATATATATAAAATTAAAATAATTATAAAAATATAATTGATTATTCTTATTATTTTTCAAAATTTGATAAGCATTATTAATCTTTTTAAACTCTTCATCTCTGCCATTGCATTTATCTGGATGATATTTTAAAGATAATTTAAAATAAGCCCGCCTAATTTCATCCTCTGTTGCAGAAGAATCTATACCTAATATATTATAATAATTTTTATGCATCTATATAATTGTTCTGAAGAACTCACTAATTTCTTAAATGATTTAGATAAACATATATATACATTAATTAAACCAAATGCATTAAGTATTTTAAATGATGTTAATAAATTAAATGATATACAATGTATTATACTATATGGTAATGAATCAATATATTGTGAAACTTTCTTTCATGTTTATTTAAAAAATAAATATGGATCTTATACAAAATATGTAAAAGATTATGAAGAAGTTGAATACATTTATTCAGATTATCATTATGAAATGAATTATAATGATAAATATATTGGATTTTTAAAACAAATTTTAAATAATAATAATATTCTTGGAAGAAAAAATGTATTCTTACTAAAAAATTTTGATCATATATCATTTGAGACTCAACAACATATTTTAAAATTATTAGAAAAAAATTCAGCACAATTCTTCATTATTACTAAGTCTTTATCAAAAATATGTCAACCCATCATAAGCAGATCAAATTGTCTCAATATGAGCTTTCCTATAGAAAATATGAAAAAATTTACAAATGGAAAAGATATTGAAAAAAGTTTAATGTTAACAATTGCTGATCTTGATAATAAACCAAATTTTGAACTATTATTAGATAATTTAATATTAAAATTATCAAAATGTAAAAATGAATTAGAAGTTATTACATCTATTAGAGAATATTGTTATAAAATATATCATTTATGCATACCTTTATCATATATTGCTAAATATACAATTAATCATTTAAAAACTCATAAAAAAATATTTGATATAGTTCAATTAGCAGCTAAATGTGATCATATTTTAACTATTAGTTCAAAAGACTTATTAATATATGAAACATTCTTTATTGAATTATATCAGATTCTTTGAATATGTTGGGTCATTTTTTACATTTGAATAACTTATCATAAAATTAGAATATATATCAAATTGTTTATACACTTCAAACATATTATTCTGTATAATCCACATAGATGAATAATCATTATCATCTTCTATACCACTTTCCGGAGAATCACTCCATGTTAATTTAAGATGTTTATAATTGAATTTTTTTTTAATTAATTTTTCTGTTATTTCAGCTATCACTGAATGTTCCCAACATATCAATACATTTTTATTATCTAATGAAATTATCATAGTAACTAATTCATCAACTTGATCTCTATTATATGGATTTATTAGAGTAATATTATATGCGTCACTTAATGGTTTTATTGTTTCATATGGTCTATTACTACTATCTATATGATTTTGTTTCATAGCTATAATAATATCTGGTTTATTTACAATAGAACTATTTTGAAAATAAGAAACTAATTCATTTGCACGAAGTTTGCCGCTATTTGATAGATTTATTGGATCATCTTTTGTTTTTTCACCATGACGTATAAAAATAATTTGTTTATCCATATATAATAATAAATATATTTCTTAAGTTAATTTAAAAATGAGTTCATGTCATTATGATGTTCAAGGTCATTATCAATGTATAGAAAGTTTTGGACCACCACAATTGCAATATAATTTTCCAGTAACAGTTTTAGGATGTGAAAATACATGTAAAGCAACAGGATGTGATTCTTCTCAATTTGAAAAAGCTAAATGCAAAACTATTATGTGTCCAGGATATTGCACTGATAAATCAGGAACAACTTTAAACGATTGTAATAAACCATCAAGTGGTAAACCCAATTGTTTAAAAAATAAACAAACTAATGTTCCTCAACCTTTTAAACTTGATATAAATAATAAAGGTGTTAATATTCCAGGAAGCCCTGCATTATTATATGATAATCCATCTAATCCATTAGCTGCTAGTTATATAAATGCTTATAATTTATATATGTCTCCTAAAAGTTAAAGCACTTAAAGACATTTTACATATATAATATTAAAGTACTTAAAGACATATTACATATATAATATTAAAGCACTTAAAGACATTTTACATATATAATATTAAAGCACTTAAAGACATTTTACATATATATATAAAATGAGTACCATATATGATGAATACGAGGCATATACTAAGAAATATCAAAAAGAATATGGTCAAAAAACTATTATTCTGGAACAAGTTGGAAGTTTTTTTGAAATATATTCAGATGGAACATTACTTGATATGAAAGAGATTGGAGATTTATTAAATATTATTGTAAGTCGTAAAAACAAGTCAATTATCGAAGTTTCAAGAATCAATCATCTTATGGCTGGATTTCCTTTATATACTTTAAAAAAATTCGTAAATGTTTTATTAAATAATGATTTTACAGTTGTTATTGTTGAGCAAGTTTCAAATCCACCTAACCCTAGGAGAGAAGTAACACAAATTTTATCACCAGGTACACGTATTGATGATATTTCTTCTGACGAAACAAATAATTTAATGAGTATTTATTTTTCTGAATTCAATGATTGGAAAACTAATAAAGATATTTTATGTGTTGGCTTATCTATTATTGATTTATCCACTGGAATTTCTAAAATATATGAAACATCAATTGATTCTTTAAATGAAACATATAGATTAATTACTGTTTATAATCCTCGTGAAATCGTTATGTTTGGTTCTACTAAACAAGATGTTATTAATTATTTAGAACTAAATAATAGATATGTTCATAATAAATTAAATATTTTCAATAAAGATCTATTAAATTTAAATTATCAACGTGAAATATTATTAAAAGTTTTTAAAAATTCAGGAATATTGCCAATTCATGAATATTTAAATATTGATAGATTACCATTGGCAACAATAAGTTATATTTATTTATTACAATTTAGTTATCAACATAATGAACATATAATTGATAAAATAGATATTCCAACTATATTAGAATTTAATAATACATTGACATTATCTTATAATGCTGCAAAACAATTAAATATTATTAATAATAATAAAAATGACTTATTATCAATATTAAATAATTGTAATACATCTATTGGTAAGCGTTATTTTAAAGAAAGATTGTTAAATCCTATGATAGACGATGTATCAATTAATAAATGTTATAATAAAATTGAAACATTATTAAATAATAAATTATTTGTTAAAATAGCTAATCATTTAAATAATGTTCATGATTTAGAAAGACTTTTTAGAAAATTAAAAATGAATAAATTAAATCCATCCGATTTTATTAATATTGATATTAGTTGTACTAATATTTTAAATATATTATCTATTGATGATGATTGTAATAATATTTTAGATTTTGATGATTTTATTAGTTTTTATAAAAATCATTTAGATCTAAATGAAATTCCGAAATATCATTTGGATAATATTAATGGTAATTTTTTTAAAAAAGATTTATATTTAAATATTGATCAATTACAAGATGAATTAAATAATAATATTTCATTTTTTAATATTATAATCGAAAAATTTAATGAAGATGATGTATATTTTAAAGTTGAATATAATGATAAAGATCTTTACCATATCCAATCCACATCTAAAAGATTTAATGATTATAAGAAAAAACATATAAATAAAACATTTACTTTTGATAAATTTAAATTAAAATTAGATGAACTAACTATTAAAATACAAACAACAAATGTTAAATTATCACATACTTATTTTGATAAAATTAATAATAATATTAATGATTTAAAAGAACAGATAAATCAATTAGTATTAAATAAATATGAAGATTTTTTAAATACTATAGTTAATAAATATACAGTATTATTTGATAATATTATAAAATATGTAAAAGATATTGATTTCTTAACAACATGTGCTAAAAATGCATTCAATTTTAAATATTCAAAACCTACTTTAATAAGTTCTGATAAATCATTTATAGATGCTAAAAATATAAGACATCCTATAATTGAAAGAATTAATCCTCATTTACCTTATATAGGCAATGATTTAATATTAGGTAAAGAAACTGATGGTATTTTATTATATGGTGTTAATAGTAGTGGAAAAAGTTCATTCAGTAAATCAATTGCATTATGTATTATAATGTCACAAGCAGGTATGTTTGTTCCATGTGATTCTATGATATTTAGTCCATATAAAAAAATATTCAGTAGAATTCCTACAGGTGATGATATGTTTAAAGGACTTTCTACGTTTTCAGTCGAAATATGTGAATTAAGAGATATATTAAAAAGATGTGATGAAAATAGTTTAGTAGTTGGAGATGAAATAGCAAGTGGTACAGAACAAATATCAGGTATTTCTATTGTAGCTGCTTCTATAATTCAATTATGTGAAAAAAAAACAAGTTTCATATTTGCTACACATTTGCATGATCTTACTGGAATATCAAAAATAAATGAATTAAAAAATATAAAAATATATCATTTAAGTGTTAAATATGATGAACTTTCTAACAAGTTAATATATGATAGACATTTAAAAGAAGGTCAAGGAAGTTCTATATACGGTATAGAAGTATGCAAATCTTTAAATATGTCTATCGAGTTTTTACAACTTGCTAATGAAATAAGGCAAAATTATTTAGATTTATCTTCTAATATAGTTGAAAATAAAAAATCAAGATATAATAAAAAAAAAATAGTAGATGTATGTGGAATATGTAATGGCAAAGCAAGTGAAGTACATCATATAAAAGAACAAGCTCTTGCTGATATTGATGGTCGTATAGGTAATATACATAAAAATGATTTACATAATTTACTTAATATATGTTCAAAATGTCATGATATGATTCATCAAGATAAAATAAAAGTTAATGGATATATTCAAACATCTGAAGGTATTGAATTAGATGTAGTTTATGTATATGATATAATAAATGATTTAAAACAAAAAAATAAAAGTATGACTTATATATTAGATTTTATAAAAACGAATCATGGTATATCATTAACTAAATATAAAGTTAACAAGATAATTTCCCCTTGATCATTTCGCATTTTAATGTAGCAAATTTCATTAAATCTGGATCATGAGTTACAATTATAATTGTTTTATTTTCGAATAATTTTTCTAATACTTTAAATAATTTTTCTTTTGTATTTTTATCTATACTAGATGTTATTTCATCTAATATAATTATGGATGGATTCAATATATATGCACGCATAATTGCTATAATTTGACGTTGACCTCCACTTAAACCACTTCCATTCTTTCCACATAATGCATCTAAATCTAAAAACATATCATCTAAACCTAGTTCATATAACAATTTTTTAATATAATTATTATCAGGTTTATTCGTAAGACCATATACTATATTATCACGTATACTGCGATTAAATAAGATAGGATTTTGTGAAACATATGTAACTTGTTTTCTTAAATCTCTTAAAGTCATTGATGATGTAGCTACAGCATTTATATATATTTCACCATTAGTAGGTTTAATTAATCCTATTAATAATTTAAGAGTTGTAGATTTTCCACTTCCAATATCTCCTATAATTACTAATCTTTGATTTAATGGTATATATAAATTAAGATGATCTATAATTGTTTTATCTTTTATAATATATGTTAAATCTGAAAATAATATTCCAGTAGGAGGTGGAATGATTGTTGTTTTAGTTGTTAAAATAATTGAATCATTACTTTGTTTTTTTAATATTTTTTCATATGCATCTACAATACCCCATTGTATTACAATATCTCTAATATTTGCTATTAACCATCCTAATGTTGAAAACCAATTAGATAATATAAGCAATATAGCTACAAATGATCCAATTTGTAATGTTTTATTTTTAATTCCATAATAGGATCTATATGCTAAAAATCCTAACATAATTGCTAATACAGATATAGCTATAATACGAGTTTTAACCGTACATGTCATAGTATCAAAATATGAATTATCATATTGTTTTTCATAATGTTTTAATCTATTAAGTTCATTATCAGTTTGATTATTAATATAAATACTATTAATATTTCTTAACATATCTTCACATTGTTCATCTATTTCTGATAATAAATTTTCTTGTTTACTTGTTGCATTCATACAGTTTAATGGTGATAATAATACAATTATAAAGACGATTAAAACACATATTGTAATAACAATACCTAATTTCATATCAATAGTCATAATATATATACCAGTAATCATAAATGATAGAAAATAAGCTAAAATAAAATTTTTAAATTGTTCATATAAATATGTTATTGTTAATGGTATTTTTACAATTCTTGACATAATTTCACCAATAATAGGTTCTTTATGAGTTCCTTCAAAATTTTCAAATATATTTTTCATCATTTGATGTTTTATAAAGTTTTGTATATTTGGTAATACTATAGCATCATGCCATGATCCGAATGTATATAATATTTGCATCACTATTAAAATTATAATAACTATTATAAGTTTAGATATCCATTCTTCTTTATTTTGAACGCTATTTACGATTCTACCTATTAAATATGGTATAACAATATCATCTATTGGGAATGTTAATGATAAAACTAAATTAACAGTTGTTTGTATAGGATATTGTTTAAAATACTGTATAAACTTGCTTGAAATAAAATTCATATTTATAAACAGTGAGAATAAAAAACAAGTATAATTTTATTAGTTAAAGTAAATGATATATGTTATAGAAGATATTGGATCACGTAATTATCAAGAGGATAGACATAGTATTGAATTTAAAATTTATAAAGATTATGATTATTTTGCTATATTTGATGGTCATGGAACAGATGCTGTGTCTAACTTTTCTAAATTATTTTTAAAAGAAATTGTTAAAAAATTATTAGAATCAGAACAAAAAGAAGAATTAGTTTTAATGGAATCACTTCGATTATTTAATGATAGTCTACCTAAAGAAATATCCATGGACGCCGGAACTACTGCAGTTTTAGTACTTCGAAGAAATAAGACATATTGGATAGCAAATGTAGGTGATTCACGAATAATTATGAATTCTAATGATACAGCAATTTCTATATCAGAAGATCATAAACCAGATCTAGAAAGAGAACGCGATAGAATTACTAATTTGGGCGGATTTATATTAAATATAATGGGAGTTGCAAGAGTTATGGGAAATCTTTCTTTAAGTAGAGCCTTAGGTGATTTTAATATGGCTCCTTATATAACATGGATACCTGATGTATATAAAGTAGAATGTGATTCAACAAATAAATATATGTTACTTGCAACAGATGGTCTATGGGATACTGTTAATAATCAAGAAGCTGTAGATATAACAAATAAAAATGCAAATAATATTAGTCTTGCATGTCAAGAGTTATTAATAACTGCGCGACGAAAAGGATCTGGTGATAATATTACAATATTATATATTAGTATATAATTTAGTTATAGAAATAATATATAGATTTAAAGTAGAAATTATGGATATGATACCTTGTGAAATATGTGATCAATTAATATATGTACAAGATTATAATCAACATATTTTAAATTGTGAATTAATGATACCTATAACTTTTTGGGAAGAAGATGAAACAAATGATATTCATGAAGGAGAAATAGAAAATATGAATAATTATATTACAAGAAGTTCTCAAATACCTGGTGGAAATATAAGATCCTTTTTAAATGATCATTTTAATGGTATTAGTAGATCAAATGGTTCCAGTCCACCAAATCCATCTCGTATATATGTACAATTTAGAGGCGGACACGCTAATATTGTAAGACCTGATTTTTTTGATAATATTGAAGTAGGATTAACCGATGAAGAAATTAATAAAGTAAGCATTATAGTTGATCAAGTCAATAAAGATGATATGTGTGCTATATGTCAAGATTCTTTCAAAGATATAAAAGTAAGAAAATTAAAGTGTGATCATATGTTTTGTGATAATTGTATCATATTTTGGTTAAAAAAACATAAGAAATGTCCACTATGTAAAGTCGATTTAGAAGACTCTTTTTTGAAAAATTTGAACTCAATTAAAACTATTTAAAGATAACTTATATAAAATATAAAAGCATTAAGAACACAAGTATATGGATGAAGATATATCCAAAAATGAATTTGATGAACTTACATGGGATGTTATTAATAAATACTATAATATTAACAAAGGATATCAATTAGTAAAACATCAAATTGAGTCATATAATGATTTTATTGAACATAAATTAGAACAAATTATAAAAGGTTTTAATAATATTGAGATTAATCATATATATCAATTGGAACATGAAAATTTTAAATATATATTAACAATTTGTATTGATACTCCAGTAATTAATACTCCTGAAATATCTGAAAAAGATGGTAGTAAGAAAACTATGACACCAAATGATGCTCGACAAAGAAATTTTACATATAGTTCAAATCTTACAGTGGATATGCATATTACAACACAAACGTGGAATGATGAAGATAATAAATATGTAAGTGATTTAAAAATATTAAAAGGAGTAAATTTGGGTAAACTTCCTATTATGGTAAAATCAAAATATTGTATATTAAATAATAAAGAAGCATTAATTACGAGTGGAGAATGCAAATATGATTATGGTGGATATTTTATAGTAAATGGAAATGAAAAAGTTGTAATTAGTCAAGATAGAATTTCTGAAAATAAAACATATGTCTTTTTAAATACTAAAGTAAGCACTTATTCTCATATTGCTGAGATAAGATCAGTGCAAGAAAACAAATTAGGTGTTCCAAAAATTACTACATTAAAATTAAGTGCTAAAGGTAATCAATTTGGTCGTTTCATAAGAGTTAATATTCATCATATTAAAAATGATGTTCCATTGTTTATATTATTCAAAGCTTTAGGTTTATTAAATGATGCTGAAATTATTAAATTCATTGTTTATAATTTAAATGATAAAGTTAATACTTATATTGCGAATGAGTTGATCGGATGTATTGAAGAAGCTAATAATATCATGTGTCAAAAGGATGCATTAGAATATCTTGCTAAATTTTTGAATATTACAGGGTTTTCAAAAGAAGTTTTAAATAATAAGAATTATAGAATTTCTATTGTTAGAAATGTTTTGGAGAGAGAATTCCTGCCTCATGTGGGATTTAATTATTATAACAAAGCTTTATATTTGGGCTATATGGTGAATAAGTTAATCAAGTGTTTTTTAGGATTAAAAGAATATGATGATCGAGATTCATATATTAATAAAAGAGTAGATAGTCCAGGAGTATTAATGGCTAATTTATTTCGACAATATTATGGAAAAGTCATAAAAGATATGAAAAACATGATTCAAAAAGAGATAAATATTGGTGGTTGGAAAGCTACAAATAAGTTTTCAAATGTTATTACAAAAGTGAATATTTATAAAATAATTAAATCAACAATTATTGATTCAGGCATCCGATATGCTCTGGCAACAGGTAATTGGGGCATTAAAAATAATAAGAATAAACAAGGAGTTGCTCAAGTTTTAAATAGAATGACATATAGTGCTACAATTTCACATATGAGACGTATTAATACACCTATTGAAAAATCTGGAAAACTTATTCAACCACGTAAGTTGCATCCTACGCAGTGGGGTATTATTTGCCCAAGCGAGACTCCTGAGGGTGCGAGTGTAGGCCTCGTAAAAAATCTATCTATGATGGCAAGTATTACGATTTGTTCAAATTCTAAAAATGTAAGAGATCATCTTGAAGATCTTGGTTGCATTCCGTTTACATGCGACAATATTGATATATTCTATAATAATACAAAAGTTATTGTGAATGGAGATATTGTAGGTATTCATACTAATCCTGTTAAATTATTTACTGATTTAAAGATGTTAAAAAGAAAAGGTTGCATTAATATTTATAGTGGAATTATATGGAATATTTTAAATAATGAAATATGTATATGCACTGAAGGAGGAAGATGTGTGCGTCCATTATATATTGTTGATCCTATTACTAATAATATAAGATTACCCAAAGATATTACAAGAAAAACATGGCAAGACTTATTAATTGGAACATTTGGTGATTTATCTGTTGAAGATAACGTAATTGAATTTATGGATGTTGAAGAAGGTAATAATTCTATGATTGCTATGAAATATAATGATTTATTTAAAGGAAATAAAGGAAGTCTTCAATCGATTAAGTACACTCATTTAGAGATACACCCGAGTTTGATTCTAGGTGTATTGGCGAGCTCTATCCCTTTCTCGGATCATAACCAAGCGCCACGTAATACATATCAATCACTTATTCCAACTACACCTATTCTAATGGCTGATGGATCTACTAAAATGATAAAAGATGTTAAAGTAGGAGAAGAAGTGATTACATTTAATCCAATTACCAAATATCCGAGTATTTCAAAAGTGATTAATCAATATGTTCGACCAACTAATAATAGAATATTTAAAATCACTACTGTAAGTGATAGAGTTATAACTGCGACGGAAGAACATAAATTTATGACAGATAAAGGATGGAAAGAAGTAAAAGATTTCGACGAAAATACATTACTTGCTATAATGATACATCCAAAATTACTATCTATGAAATGTGATTATAATATTATATTAGATACAACTGTTATAATTGATAAATTAAAAATAGATACAATTCCATTTAATAAAAATCTTATTAATATAAATAGTCATGATAATAGATTGCCTATTATTGCAAGGATTTCTGGTAAATTATTAAATGCTAATATAGTTAATAAAACCGTAAAAATTAATTTTAATACAAATATTGATAAAGAAATATTTAAAGATGATGCTAAATATATTGGATTTGAAAAAAATGTGAAAGAAGACTTATTAGAAATAACTTATGAATCTGATATGTTATACTTCTTTATATGTTTAGATATTTTACCTTTTAATCAAATAATACCAAAATGGATAATGAATGGTTCTGATACAATTAAACAAGAATTTTTAGCAGGATATGAATATTATAATAAAAGTTTATTTGATCAATTAAATATTTATAGTAAAGAAGAATATAGATATGATTCAAAAACAGCTTTAATTCATGCTATTCAGAATGAATGTCTTAAAAGTGATAATAAATCAAATAATATAAAAGGAGAAGGAGTTAATATGTATGTTCCTATTAAATCTATTACAGAAGTTGAGAATTGTTTAATTTCAGATATTACAACAGAATCTAGTAATCATAGTTTTATCGCAGGTGATGGTTTTATGGTTCATAATTCGGCCCAAGCGAAGCAAGCCATTGGTATCTATGCTTCCAATTACAAAAACCGTTACGATACGATGGGACATATTTTAAACAGTCCACAAAAGCCTTTGGTGCGCACTAAGATGGCCACTATTTTAAATCAAGACAAGATGCCAAATGGAATTAATGCCATTGTGGCTATTGCATGTTATACGGGGTTAACTTCTTGTTGAGCCCCTGTTACAGTAAAAGCTGTAGCAAGTGACGAGGCATTATATGCCGACTTGCGACATTCTCAAATTGCTGGAAACTCCAAAAATTTGATAACAATATAAGACAATTCATAAAAAGTATAATGTCATCAAGCTCTTCGACTGAAATTAAAACGAAATGTTGTAAAAAATGTAATGAGATTCAACCTGTAGATGTTTTTAAATATGGAAAATCACATTGTTATACTTGCCAGAAAATAATGTCAAATAATTGGAAAAAACAGAATCGTGAAAAAGTTGCAACCTATAACAAAGTTTACAAAGCAGAAAATCAAGAAAAAATTCGCGAGACTACTGTTAAGTATAACATTGAAAATAGAGATGCTATTAGATCACGATCAACTGCCAATTATATAAGGGCATTAAAAGAAAATCCAAGCTTTAAGATTGCTCATACACTGCGCAAACGTATTCGAACTGTACTAAAAGGTGGAAAAAAAGTAGACAATACATTAAAACTCTTAGGTTGTAGCTTAGAGTTTTTTAAAGAATGGTTGTCTTACTGTTTCACATCTGATATGACATTCGAAAATCATGGGTCTCTATGGCATTTAGATCATGTAATACCATGTTCAAAATTTAATCTAACAATTGAATTACAACAACGTCAGTGCTTTCATTGGAGTAACATGAAACCAATGTATGCACGTGATAACATTCGTAAAAATAATAAAGCAACACAAGAAGAAATCGAAGAGCATGAAAAACAAATTACTAATTTTATGAATAAAAAAGCTGAGAAATTCATTGATCAATTTACTTTGATCGAAGTGGATCGGCTGTCTTATATATTTGAAAATTTAACTGTCTGATACCAAAGTGATACATAACTGTATTACTGGTGGCTGGGAAACCAAGCCAAGGTTATAATTCAGATAGGTGGACAATCAGCAGCCAAGCAAGTTATCTATAAAAGATAACGCGAAGGTACAACGACTAGACGGGAATGGGCTCCTAGGGGCTTAAGGTATAGTCTAAACACTTTGGAAACATCGTGTATCATGTCAACATGGAGGACTCAGTTCTAATAAACGAATCAGCAGTTGAAAGAGGATTATTTACAAGTACATATTTTAGAACCTATAAAGAGCAAAATAATAAAAATCATTCTAATGGTGAAGAAGAATTCTTTACCAAACCTGAAATTAAAGGAACAAAACCATATAATTATAGTAAATTAGAAGATGATGGATTCGTATTAGAAGATACTTTAATACAAAATGGTGATATTATTATAGGCAAATGTATGCCTAATAAGAATGGAAATCAAATAACATATAAAGATAATTCAGTTCCTTTTAAAAATAGTGAACATGGATTTATTGATCGTAATTGTTCAAATGATAAATATTTTCCAAATACTAATGGTGATGGATATACATTTGCTAAAGTAAGGATACGAAATGATAGATATCCAACTATAGGAGATAAATTATCATGTTATGATAATCAAACCGAAATTTTAACTAATAAAGGATGGATTTATTTTAAAGATCTTACTACATCTATAAAAGTTGCATGTTTAAATGAGGATTCTCTTGTTTATGAATATCCGACAGAAGTATTTGAATATAATCATACAGGAAAAATGTATTATGTTAAAAATGATCAAATAAATTTATTAGTCACTTATAATCATCGTATGTATGTTAAAAATAAAACACATTATGATATGGAAATAGCTGAAGATATTGTAGGATTAAAAAGAACTTATAAGAAAAATATTGAAATATATGAGCCTAAATTAATTAATGTGCCGAAAGAGATAATAATTAAAAATGATATAATTATAGGTTATAATACATGTAATAATATAATACCTATAATGGATTGGTTAATTATATATGGAACATGGATATCTGAAGGTTTTGAATTTACAGAAAAAGTAATGGATATTAAAGAACTTTTAATGAGTGGATATAATGTTATAATGCCATGTAAAAATTCATTTCCAGATTGGATATGGTTTTTGAATATGGAACAAAGTCGATTATTAGCGAATAATATATGTGTAATAGAAGGTTCCACTATGATATTTAAAGCTTCTTCAAGTAAAATGGCTGGTGATTTTCAAAGATTATGTTTACATGCTGGATGGACTTCTCAAATAATAATTAAAAATTATTTATGGAATGTTATTTTATCTATAGATGATTTTGAATCTGTTGTTTATAATTCTGATGAATGGGTAAATTATGATGGAAAAGTATATTGTTGTGAAGTGCCTATTGGAAAAGGTGTTGTTTATGTAAGAAGGAATGGAATTCCTTGTTGGAGTGGTAATAGTCGTTCAGGTCGATTTGGCCTCGGTAGAAGAAGCAATACTTCTGCCTAACACACCTTGATGCGGGAAACCCACTTAAAGATGAGCAATACAACGTTATATATGAAAATATATAACGGATCAGTGGTAATACCACTTCTCTTGTAAAAATTTGCTTTGAGGGTAATCCGCAGGTGAGTATCTAAATCCAAAAGCTAGGATAAGATACCATTTCAGAGACTGAACGGGTGTGAGCGTGAGATGTTTAGCAGACATCAGTGATCGCTTAAGATACAGTCCAGGCATTAAGGATGGAAAACTTAATGATACCTGCAAAAAGGTACATGTGGAATGTTATATAAACAACAAGATATGCCATTTACAAAAGAAGGAATAGTTCCTGATATTATTATGAATCCTCATGCTATTCCTAGTCGAATGACTATTGGACAGCTTTTGGAATGTATTATGGGCAAAGCATGTTGTATGATGGGTACACATGGAGACGCTACTCCTTTTAATGAAGTAGCAGTTGAAGAAGTTGCTGAAGTTTTAGAAAGATGTGGCATGGAGAGATATGGTAATGAAGTTATGTATAATAGTAGAACAGGTGAACAAATATTAACAGATATATTCATCGGACCTACATATTATCAACGATTAAAGCATATGACGGCCGATAAAATACACTGCGCACTACCAGGACATGATGTGTTGACAATGAGAGGCTGGGTCCCAATTGAAGAAGTTACGATGCAAGATCAAATCGCATGTTTAAAAGATAATAAATTAATTTATGAAAACCCGATAGATGTTTTACATTTTAAAAATTACAAAGGAAAGATTTATAAGATAAAAAATTCTAGTATTGATTTGGAAGTTACTGCAAACCATCGCATGTATGTATCAAAAATGATGACACGTACGTGGTTGCCATTTCAACTAGAAGAAGCTGAAAAAATGTTTGGAAGATTTATAAGATATAAAAAAGATGCAGAGTGGGATCAATCTGATTATCAATTTATATTACCTTCATATTTGCAACAAGATGAAATAATGGTAAATATGGATGCCTGGTTAGTATTTTTAGGAATTTGGTATGGTGTTGGATCAGCTTACAAAGATCGTTATAAAATAGAACTAACTATTAATAAAAAAAGAATTAAAAATGTTATATTCGAAGCCATAAATCAATTAAATTGCAGTTATAATGTATATTCCAATGGTATATTATCAATTACTGATAAACAATTATATAATTATATGAAAGAATTAAGTGTTGGTGAATCACAAAAATCTTTACCAGATTGGGTATGGAAATTAAGCATGACTCAATCAAGAAAATTATTACACGGAATGTGTTTAGGTAATGGAACATTTGCTAAAAATGGATGTAATATATATTATACGTCTTCAGTTAAATTAGCCGATGATTTTATGAGACTCTGTTTACATTGTGAATGGGCTGGAACTATTAGTACACATATTAAAGCTGGTCAAAAAACAATTATTAAAGGAAGAGAAATTACAAGTAAATATGATATATTAAGAATTTCTGTTATAAAATCAAAATTAAATCCTTGTGTTAATCATGGTCACGTAAAAGAACAAGGAGTGCAAGAAGAAGAATTATATGATTACGAAGGACCTGTATATTGTTTAACAGTACCATCTGAAGTGTTTTATATCCGAAAAAATGGAAAAGCAGTTTGGACTGGAAACTCCAGAGCTAACAATGGACCCATCGTATTATTAACACGCCAGCCCAGTGATGGTCGACTTGGCCATGGTGATGGAGGCAATGCCATTGCTAAACATATCTTGATGCGGGAAACCCTCTTTTACAAGAGTAATACCATGTGCGGTTTGAAAAAATCGTATAGACCAGTGGCAATACCACTTCTCAAAGGTAATAATTTACTCTATTGGGCAATCCGCAGACGAGTGTCTTAATCCGATATGTTAGGATAAAGATGCCGTCTCAGAGACTGAACGGATATGAGCGTGAGGGATCTGACAAATCCTAATGATCGCTTAAGATACAGTCCATACAACCCTCGATAGTAAAGGGGTTGATATTATGCGCGCACGTGAAGGCGGGTTGAGATTAGGTGAGATGGAAATTGAGTGTTTATGGACTCATGGAACGTTACAATTTATGAAGGAGCGAATTATGGAATGTTCAGATAATTACAGAGTCTTTGTATGCAGAACATGCGGTCTCATGTCAATCGTAAATCCTGCTAAAAAAATATATTGTTGCAAATCTTGTAAAAATAATACTGATTTTGCAGAGTTGAGATTGCCATACAGCTGCAAATTGCTATTACAAGAGATACAGACCATGAGCATAGCCACAAGGTTTCTCACGATTGCTTAAAAAAATTTGATACTCTCTATTATTTTTATTTATAAAACATGGACGAAAGAACATGCACATGTTGTAAAGAAGTAAAATCGAATGATGATTTTTATAAAACTAAGAAAATACACAATACATGCAAATCATGTCAAAAACAATATAATATAAATTCTAACAATACTTTCAAAGGATTCCTAAAAAAATTAATAAGAGCTGCAAAAAACAACGCAAAGAAAAGAACAGGTGAACGAAAAATAGTTTCAATCACTTATGAAGATTTATGTGAAATCTGGGAGAAACAAAATGGTTTATGTTATTATTCTTATATTAAAATGATTACAAATACAAAATCAGATTGGCAATGCAGTCTTGAAAGACTTAATCAAGAATTAGGGTATATCAAAGAAAATATCGTATTATGTACTCTTGAATTTAACCATTCTACTCAGTGGTCGCATATTAAAATAAAAGAATTATTTAAAATCAGTATAATCAAAGATGATGAATATAAGAATGCTAATTTTAATATAACACCTGTCATTAAAACTTGGAACAAACAAATAAGTGAAATAATAAACGATATAAAGCATAATCAATGTCTTTCTTGTAAAATTATGAAACCATTTACGGAATTTTATAAACGAAATTATTATTGTAAATTATGCGCTGATATTAATCGGAAAAAAGATAATGAAAAACCTCGTGGTTTTATATTTCATTTGTTACAAGAATCTAAAGTTTCTACAAATTTTCGTTTAAAAACTAAAACAAAGCAAGAGAGAGATTTAACATACGACATCAATTTTGATTTTCTCGTAGAATTATATTATCAACAAAAGGGACGATGCGCATACAGCGGTGTTAAATTAACATTTGGCTCTTATAAAGACAAATCATGGATTGGTAGCATTGAAAGAATTAATCCATTGAAAGGATATACAAAAGATAACGTTTGCTTAATTGCGTTTGAATTTAATACTCGTGATGGTACAGCACTTTCTGATCCAGAAAACGTAAAAGGCTCGTCTGCATGGTCAAGAGAAAAATTCAAATATTTCGAAGAGAATTATTATAAATGTAACGATGGATTATGGCTAGAATATTTAACAATTAAAGAATAACGTGAGTGAATCACGTCCTTATATTTGTTTTTAATTTCAATTATTTTCATTTTTGATTATTCTTATTTAAAAAACAATCAAATTTTTATATGTCTTAAATTAATAAATGCCTAAAAAAATAATTTGCTATACTGGAAAAGATTCTAAACCTTCAGGTATTCATTCAAATACTGAATTTCTTAAAGCAATGAATACTTTTAAAAATCGATGCGAACCAAATTGTCCAAAAGATGTTAAAGGTTGGATTAATTGGAGTAGTGCTTTAAAAAATACGCCTAAAGAATGTACAGCTATAGTTAAAAAAAATAAAATTATAGATAGTGCTTATAAAAAATTAAATAAAGCAACTAATAAATTTGATAAATGTCTTGATGATAAATTATGCACATATGATACTATGGATAAGAAAACTGCAGCAAAATGTGGTGTTCTTGAATGCATGAAAGAATCTAAAAAACTTATAAATGCTAACAAAAAAATTAATAAATTAACTGCAGAACCAAAGAAAAAAATTTGAACTATTCTTAATATAATTTGCTAAAAATGAATTTATTACCACATAATCTTCAAGCATTGATCATATTTAATGCAGATGTACCAATCGATACTTATTTACATTATCGAAAAATAGGAGCTGAACCTAAAAAGTTGCGCGCTATGAATTATGAATATCTTGATAAAATTCTTATAAAACGAACATTTCAATATAATAAAAAAAAACAATTAGATAAATTAAATAATAACATAACCACATTCTTATATTACCACGACAGTGATTTAGAAGATAACAAATCTATTCAAATTGCCATAGATTTTGTCGATAATATTGTTAAAATGGCTATTAGAATATCAAAAACTATTGATAATGGATTATATACTCAACATAAAACTGTTGTTAATATACATAGCGGAGAAAAAGTAGAAGATTGGATGAACGATTCTGACGATGATCTATGAAGAAGATACAGTTGATAATGCTTTAATAATTGATTTTGTTGTTAACGGTAAATAATATAAAATTAGCTGATTTCGCAAAAAAATATAATATTAGACAAGACAGTGACTTCTTGTTATATGGCTTTTGATAGTAATAATCATCTATGAGATTATATAAAAGAATCAACTGGTTGAATTTATGATTAACACCATGATAATGGTATCATAATATGATATACATCTTTTTTTATCTCACCACATCTATTAATTTCAAATGCACGATCATTTATTTTAATATCTGGCAAATATACTTCTATTATAATGCGATCATTCATATCATATTCTGGTGATTTAGGTATTATTTTTATTAGCTTTGCTGAAACAACATATTTAAATTTCTGCGATATTTCTCTCCATGACAAAATTTCATTGTTATGTTTTTGATATATCTCTCCAATATTTGTATAATTAAAGATAAACCATCCAATGTCATAATAATTCATTTAAATTATGTTTAAAATTATCTTTTAAATAGTTTCATCTAAAGTAAATTTACTAAAATATTCATTAAAACCATTTATTGAAACATAATCATCATATATATATTTTTTAATACTTAATAATGGATTATATGGTAGTAATAAATCAAAACAAGATTTGAATTCTTCTAATCGATCATTATTATATAATAATTTCCACATCATATTATCAATAATTGTTGTATTATTATTATATTTTTGACAATTTATATCAGCACCATTTTCTACAGCTTCAATTATAAGATCAGTTCTCCAATAATAAGATAAAAATGTAATAATATCAACTAAATTTGTGGAACCATCAATATACCAATGTTGTTTTTCTTTTACGTTTAATCCTAATTCAATAAATGGTTTTAAACTTTTTAAATATGCTAAACCCATTATAAATTTATTTATAACATGAATTATATATTCAGGTTTGTCTTTTAAAAATATTATAGATTTTTCAAGAGAAGTATCTTCATCATCAAAAATTTCACATTTAATATATTCATCCATTTTTATATAGTTACAGATAATGCTTTAATAGTTGAATTAGTTGTTAATGGTTTTTTTAATGTATTATTAATTATAATCAATTTTTTACATGATTTATCATCTGATAATTTACATTTACTTTCAAATACGTTTTTAAACATATTAAATGTTTCTATTAATTCTTTATTACATTTTTTAACTTCACATTCTACTAATTCTTTTGTTTCTTTGCTAGAAAACATTTCATTTTTTAATATATTTATTTTTTTTTTAAATAACTCTTTCTTTTTTTCTGTTTTATTTTTATCTTTAAGAAAATCACCCATTAAATCCATTACTTTGTCAGTAAATTTTTTATTAGATATTTCAGCTTTTTTATTTAATTCAGCGCAATTTGTCTTAATACATTTTTCCATTTATATATTTTATTAGAATATATTTTAATATATAAGAAAATTTGATAAATTATATATATTATTTTAAAATAATCTAAATAGTTTTTATAATAATCTAAATATTTTATTTATATCTTAATCTTTTTATTTATATCTAAATAGTTTTTATAATAATCTAAATAGTTTTTATAGATTCATTTATATCTAAATCTTTTTTATAATCTAAATAGTTTTATAATAATCTAAATAGTTTTATAGATTTATTTATATCTAAATAGTTTTATAGATTTATTTATATCTAAATAGTTTTTATAAGTTTATTTATATCTAAATCTTTAAAATAATCTAAATAGTTTTTATAATAATCTAAATCTTTTATTAAAATCTAAATCTTTTATTTATATCTAAATAGTTTTTATAATAATCTAAATAGTTTTTATAGATTCATTTATATCTAAATAGTTTTATAGATTCATTTATATCTAAATCTTTTTTATAATCTAAATAGTTTTATAATAATCTAAATAGTTTTATAAGAAAATTTGATAAATTATATATATTATATATTAAAATGATTATAAAATTAAATAAACCTAGATTCAGAAGTAAAATATTATTTATTGATTATGATTGGACATTAGTAAAACCAAAATCAGGTGGAACATTTCCAAAAGATGTGAATGATTGGATTTGGCTTCGTCCAAATGTTCCAGAAATTGTTACTAATTATTATAAAAATGGATATGCTATATTTATCTTTACGAATCAAAGTAAAGATTGGAAAAAAGATCAAATTGTTAATGCTTTATCAACATTAGAGATTCCACTTACAATTTGTATTGCGTATGATAAAGAAGAATACAAACCAAATACAAAAATATATAATGATGCTATAATTGATTCAAAAGTTAATAAAAAACTATCATTTATGTGTGGGGACGCTCTCGGAAGACCAAATGATCATTCAGATTGTGATTTAGAATTTGCTAAAAATATTGGTGTTCCATGTAAATCTCCTGAAGAATTCTTTCCATTTATTAAAAAAGAGTCAGAAATGCCAATATTAAAAAATACACAAGAAATTATAATTATGATTGGCATGCCTGGATCAGGTAAGTCTACGATTGCAGTCAATCATTTTGGAAAAGCCGGATATAAAATTATACATGGAGATGAATATAAAACTTCTAAAAAAATGATAAAAGCTGCTAGTGAATTTATAAAAGATGATTCAAGTATTGTATTTGATGCTACAAATCCATCAAAGAAAAAAAGAGCTGAATATATCGAATTTGCAAAGGATAATAAATTACCAGTAAGATGTATTTATATGGATACTAGTCTTGAAGAATCTATGGATCGTAATAAAAAAAGAGAGAAACCTGTTCCAAGAATAGTTTATAATATTTATAATAAAAATTTCGAAATGCCAACAATTGATGAAGGTTGCGAAACAGTTGAGAAAATTTGATGATCATATTATATTTATTTTAAAATGCTTAAATTATATAGACAAATAGAATTATGTAATCATATATATGAACAAATTAATATATTCGATGCAGTGGAAATAATTGAAAATCATAAGAAATTATGGAATACTTTACAAGAATATAAAGAATGTGATATGATAAGTTGTATATCTTATATATCTACTAAAATATATAAAAATTTAGTTATAAAAGTATGTATGGATTTAGATGACATAAATGATTTACATTTAAGTCTAGTTGAAGTAGATGAGAATGAATTTGAAACTGATTATTTTTTAAATTTAAAGAAAGATGTTGATAGTATTAAATTATTAGTTGAAAACATTAAATCAGATTCAGATAGTATTCCATTATGGAATAAAAATGATAATAAATATATGGAAGAACATTTACCAATTTATGCAAGAAATTAATATTTTATAATATAAATGAATAACATATTATTTTATTATTTAATATCACTTTTATGTAATTGTATAGCATTTATTATTTTTATTGTAAGCAGAGACAAATGTTTAATAACAATTTTAGGTTTAATTATAATTATAAATTTAACATTTATATATTTAGTATATAACAAAATATATAAATATGAATATATATTTAATATTTTAGAAATATCATATATAATATTATTCATATTATATATAATAGTTATAACAAAAAGATTAAAAATATTAAAATATTTTTAATATATTAAATGAGTTATAAAAAACTATTATTAGTAAGTATAATAAGTATTTTAGGAACTTTTTTAATAGTAAAGAAACCAAATAGAAAACTTAAAGAAAAGTTAAAAGATCATGAAATAAATGAAATAATAAGTGAATATGTTTATAGATTTTCAAGAATATGAATAGTTATATAAAGTCAATATATATTAAATATTTAAATGAATTATAGAAGATTATTATTTTTGAGTTTTATAGGCGGTTTAGGTATTTCTTTAATCTGTAAAAAACAAAATAACAGATCAGTAACGAAAGATAAATTAGAATTAATATTAGAAGAAGATGAAATGAATGAATTGATAAAAAACTATGTATATAGATTTTCAACAAGATGACCATTTATATAATTTATTGCATGCACTAGCTAACCATTTTTTATGTTTTACATAAATCATTTAATAGAGTAAATTGTGGGATAGCATAAATTTTTAAATATTTAATATGATCTAATGGAATACATGTATAACCAATTTCTGTATTTATTTTTATAACAATTTTCATATATTCTTGAAACGTTTTTGATAAATTACAAGTTTTAACACCTGATAATTTCTTTACATTTGTCCAAAATGCTGTCTTTTGGTGTGAACATTCAGTTGCTATAAATGTTATTTTTCTAAATTTATTAACTATTTCTGATGATATAAATTTAATATTATTTTCTTCGCAAAATTCCTTGATATCATCTTCACTCATAATTATTTTTTAAAAGTTATAACTAACTAATCTATATATCTTTCAATTTTTATTTTTATAATATAAAATCAATTTTTGTATAAAATAATTATGGAAGATTTATTAAATGAAGAAAAAATATATTAATATATAAAGTGAATGTCTAAAAAAAGAGAAGAATTAAGTTATAATAATAGAAAAATTAAAATGTCTACAGAGCTTTTAAATTTTCTTAAAAAAAACGAATTAATAGAAAAATCTGATGTATGTCCTGGTAATACTAGTGGTGCAAAACGATATAAAAAAAGAACACAACTAGGTGGAGTAAGTTGTTTTAATTTTACACCAAGATCAAGCAAAAAAGTACCAATAATAATAATATCAGAACCTCAAAATTTACAACAAGTCTCTCCACATTCACAAGCAGTACAAACATCACAAGCAGTACAAACATCACAAATAGAAATACCACAAGAAATACAAAAAGAATTAGCATATTTGCCACCAGATATGTTAGGTGAAATATTTAAAAGATTGAATGATATTGAACCTGACAACCAATTTTCTTTAGTATCTAAAGAATTTCGTAGTGCTGCAGAAGATCCCTATATTGAACTATTGAACAAAAAAATATACAAGGAACAAAGAATTATTGATTTATTAGCATTTATCATCTTAGAATTTGTTGATGATGTGAGATTATTTAACACAAAAAACAAAATTATATTAAAAATAAATGATCAAATTACAGTCGGAGTCCAATTTTTAAAAGACACATTTTTTAAAAAAGAAGAAAATTATTTAGTGATAAAAATAAATGAAAATTATATAAATATGACCAAAACCATGTTTGAATTAGATTATTTTTTACATCATGTCAGTAATACATTCCCTGGTTTTTTATTTAATAATACGAAACGTATTTTAACAAATTTGTATAATAACGATAAAAATATTTTTGATAAAAAATTATGGATTATTAAATATGAAAATGAAAATAATTTATTAGATAAATTATTTTCAAATATAAATAATTTAATTTTTGGATTTAATCATAATGCACGTGCAAATAACCACTTTCAAGAGGCACTTGATATTTTTGAAAAAAGATTAGACATATTAGATCTTAAAACATTTAGTGTAAGACAACTTAAGTTAGAAGATATAAGACATTTTGGAAAAATTTGGGTTAAAATCCCAAAAAAAATTTATGAAAATTTAATTGCTTTGCAGATAAAAACATATTCATATGATCATCTGATCGCTATATTATTACTAGATAATTCAGATTACTCAGATAAAGAAAAAAAAAAAGATTCAAAAATGCGTACCATGGTTCGAGGAAAAATGTATGATTTTATTGATATTGAAGTTTTCCACTCGAAATCAAAGAATTTAACAGAAACAGAAATAAAAGAAAAATCAGAAGCATTCTTCAATGATAAATGGGAAACTAATTATATTAAAAATACAGCCAAGGTACTTATATTCAACATACTTGAATATATATTATCTATCGATTTTAGTGATATAATTGATATTGGTAACGATTTAAATAACGCTATTATTTATGTTAAATTTTTAATTGATTGTTTTAAAGAACTTAAAAACGATCCTAACTATTCAGATAAAATTCTTGAAGATCTTACAAGTCTTAGAGATATATATGTAAATACTGAAAGTTATTATACTGAATATATTTATAATAACCCAGATATTGAAGAAAATTCTATTATAGAAAAACTGGATAAACAAAGAATTAAGAAGTTAATAGAATCAGTAAATATGTTTAAAACAAACATAGATTCAATAAAAATATTAAATTGGGAAAAAATTATTGATTATTTGAAGAAAAAACATGAAAATGCCGATTTCGAAGATTACGATCGTGCAAAAAACGATTATGACATTTATTACTTCTTGCGAGAAAAATATATTGATGGATTAATTGGTTCAAAATCAGTAGAATATATAATTAAAAATTTAAATTATACTAATATTGGTACGAATTTTATAAACTATGTTAATGTATTAAATATAATAGATAATATATTTAATACATTAAATACTCCAATAAACACTCAAAGTGGAGGAAAGTCAAAGAAAAAATCTGTCAAGAGCTCAAGTGTACCAAAGAAATCTGTTAAAACAGAAGTGAAATTGGTCAAGAGTTCAAGTGAACCAAAGAAACAATTAGTAATACCTAGTGATACGCGAGTTACATATAAAGGACGTACAAGGATTGTATACATTGGTAAACATGGTGGACAATACATAAAAATAAAGAATGAAATGGTGTCGTTGAGAAGTTTGAAACAATAAGAAGACATTAAAAAATTGAAAATTATATAATATATAATGTTACATAGATTAATAATTCGAGAATTAATATTAGAAAAAGATAAAATGAATGAATTAATAAAAAACTATGTATATAGATTTTCAACAAGATGACCATTTATATAATTTATTGCATGCACTAGCTAACCATTCTTGTGTTTTTTGTGTTTTACATAAATCATTTAATAGAGTAAATTGTGGGATAGCATAATTTTTTAAATATTTAATATGATCTAATGGAATACATGTATAACCAATTTCTGTATTTATTTTTATAACAATTTTCATATATTCTTGAAACGTTTTTGTAATATGATTCATATCAGAACAACGTATTATTAATCTAGCTAAATCTAAATTATCCATATTTTTATCATTATATGTTTCGACATATGTTGCTATTATTAATTTAATAATATTAGGTTCTTTTATATTTAATTTTTTACTTATTAAATCATAAGTATTATATTTAGGATGCTGAATATCATAATATTCAACAGAGCGTGTATGTAATTTACATGCTACTATTATATTATCTTTTATTTCATTATTAATTTCAGCGGTAGGCAATTCATTCATTATCTCTAATGCAAACTCAACTGCGTTACTAACATGTTTTTTTGTAAAACTTATCGATGTTTCTTGTTTTAATTTACTTTTTCTAAAACAATTTCCCATTTTTATATTATATCTAATTGACCATCAATTTGTTATATAATTTAATCTTATGCGTTTAAATCCCATTTTTTATTTGTCTTAATAAAGTGGGGAGGGTGGGGTGCATGCATGATATGTCCCGTTAAGTTAGTGGTAAACTAGGTGGCTGTTAAGACTAACAGGAAACCACCCATCGTGTGTTCGATTCACGCACGGGACGGCGTAATTTTTCAAATGTAATTCCAGATTCGGAATACATTCTTATTAACTATTAATTAAATTTAATAATCTCTCTTTATCAATGTTATCATAATCAAACAAATAATCTTTTCGCCAACATTTATCATTTTGTGGATCACATGATAAATGCATTTTTTTCTTATTTTCTGAATCTATGTATTGTTTTTTTATTAATATATCTTGAGGAAAAACATAAAAATATTTTTTATCAGGACAATTTAACCAATAAAAATCATTATCATTTTTATTATAACATTTAAATGCTCTTTTACCATCTTTTTTCCCATTATTTTTATATAATGAGAACATATATTTGTTTTTATAAATACTTCCAACTTTCTCTTGAAATTTTTTATCATTAATAAAAAAATCATATACAAGTCCTTCCATTCCATTCTCAATAAACTTAATAAATGACAATTTATACTCTCTATGAATTCTATATAATTTTTCTCTTTGTTGATATTCACTTGTTGGAGTATCTAATACTTCAAAGGATGATTTTTTATTAGCACCATAAAACAATAATAATTTTTCATATAAGTCATTTTCTAAAACTTCATAATGATTATATTTAGATTTTTTTACACCAATTGTAAGTTTTTTAAGATGAGAAATATCTTCATAAGGACATATCCACATACGTTTATCCTCCCAACACATAAATAACATCAAACAATCCGCATAATTTTTATTCACAGAAAAACCATAAGACGGACCAATATAAGCATTTGTCTTCACTTGAATGCCTACCCATAAATCTTCTTTAACGCTTTTAGGTTTCATAACAAGATCTGCGTTACAACCATCAAACGTTCTTATAATATCAATTTTATCTTTGATTTTATCCATAAAATATTCACAACATCGTTTTTCTAATTTAAGATTTTGTAATTTATCATCTTTATTATTTTCTTTTGCCGTAATAGCATTTCTTTTAATTACGCATGGAGGACAGAAAATCCCAGTATTACGACTCACATAGACATTCCAGAACACTTCATGTTCATGACCACATTTAGCAATATATTTATATTTTGGTTGTCTGTCTTTTATATTCTTAAATTCTTCTTCAGTTGTAAGTAATTCACATTCTTTGTCTGCAAATATTTTTTTAACATCTTCAAATAATCTTAATTTCATTGACACCTGTCACCTGTTATATTTAATATAAGTGGCAAAGCTTTAAATAGTTTTCATTTTTAATTATTAAAGCACTTAAAGACTTTTTAACAGGTTGTCTGTTAATTTAAATAAAAATTCGAATACCATATAAATATCATTTTGAAAATGAATAATTTGCCCTTCGAACTCCAAGCTTTAATAGTATCAAAAGCAGATGTACCTATAGACACTTATTTACATTATAAAAAATATGGCGCAGTTCCTAAAAAGTTGCCTATAGAAAATTATGATTACATTAACAATATAATTATAATGCGTGTTAAATTTTATAAAAGCAAAAAAATAACTCAATCAATGCATCTATATTGGAAATCTAAGGTTTTATTAAATAAAAAGTCATTTGCAATGTGTATCGATGTTCATAATGATATAGTTAAAATGTCATTTAGAATTTTTGAATTAATAGACAACGAATTAGTGAATATTTCAAAAACAGTAGTCGATGTTCATACAGGAGACGCCGCAGAGAATTGGTTTGATAATGATTTATAAACAATGAAATTTTCTATCAAACAAAAACAGATTACCATCATTTGGATTCATATTATATGTTACGTTTTCTATCCATTCACCATCATCTGTAAGACCAATATGAATCTTTACACCAGTTGCTGCCATTTGATTAACTGGCAGAAGTGTGGAAAGAACTAAATTTAATCTTTGAATTGTTTCTGGTGGATTATTAGTATAATATAATAATATTTGTGGCAAAGTAGTATTTAAATATCTTGCAAAACTTTTACTTGAAGCTGGTGGTATAATCAAAGATAACAATCGTGGCTCAGTAGTTATAATATTCATTTTTGAATATTAATAAATAAGATATCAAATTTTTATTATTAAATGAATGAAAAATTTGATATTACAAACTTTAAAATATGTAAAATGGATAATTTACCAGTAGAGATTCAAGCATTGATTATATCAAAAGCAGATGTGCCAATAGATACATATTTATATTATAGAAAAGTAGGTGCTATTCCAAAAAAAATGAAATTAGAAAATTATGATTTTATAAATAAAATTTATGAAACACGTATTCATATTTATAAACATTGTGATAAATTTAAAATGATTTTTGGTAAATATGGTACTATAAATTTAATGGATAATTATCGTAAAATCATATTTGATAATAAATCATTAGCTATATCTGTTTATATGCAAAATGATATAACTAAATTGTTTTTAAGAATTTATAAACATGAAAAAGGGCATTTAAATTGTGGAAATATGTTAATTTATGATAAAAAAACAGTTGTTGATATTCATACTGGAAAATTAACAGAATCATTGTAAAAAATTGAAGTAATATATAAAATTTAATAAAAATGGATAATTTACCAATAGAAATTCAAGAATTGATTATATCAAAAGCAGATGTACCAATAGATACATATTTATATTATAGAAAAGTTGGTGCTATTCCAAAAAAATTAAAATTAGAAAATTATGATTTTATTAATAAAATAAATATAAGACGTGTAAAAAATTATAAGCGCTATATAAAAGATAATATTGTAAATATTATTGATTATTATGGTTTATCAGATATAAATAAATTATTATCAATATCTATTTATATGCATGAAAATATAGTAAAAATATCATTTATAAATTATAAATACATAAATAAATATTTATTTTATAAATCTCATATAGTAGTAGATATTCATACTGGAAAATAAAAATTGAAAGTAATAAATATAATATTATAATAAATGAATAATTTACCACCAGAGATTCAAGCATTGATTATATCAAAAACAGATGTACCTATAGATACTTATCTATATTATAAAAATATAGGTGCTATTCCAAAAAAATTAAATTTAGAAAATTATGATTTTATTGATAAAATAAATATAAGACGCAATGAATGTTATAAAAATAAAACAAATGGTCCAGTAGATGTAATGGATAATTATTATAGATTAAAGTCATTTGATGATGATAATAAAATATTACAAATATGTGTTTATATGTATGATGATATTATAAAATTTTCACTTGAAATATATATATATGTAAATGATCAATATTCTTATGAATCAAAAGTTATATCAGATATAAATACTGGTAAAATTTATAAACAAATCATTTTTAAAATAAATATATGAGGTTAGAACAGTTGAATTAATTTATGTTATTATTAAATAAAGTATCCTAAAATTGACTTATTTAGAAAAATTCTCCATTTCAAGAATCGTTAATTAAATTTTATAAAATCAAAGAATAACGATGCTATGCTTTAAATTAAAGCATTGATAAAAACAATAGTGACGTAAACTAACAAAGATTATATCATTATTTCTAGCGGAATAATTATTGTATGCAATGAAATTGTCTATCTAATAAAATTAAATTAGAATCTTCTGTATCTGCATCATATACTAATCTATCAATCCATTCACCATCATCTGTTAAACCCATATGTAATTTTAAACCAGTAATAGCAATAGTATTTGCTGGTCGAATTGATGTAATTCTTAAATTAAATTTTTGATAAAGATTAGGATTTATACTATTTAACATTTCAGGCACATTTACATCTAAAAATTTAGCAACTGTTTTAATTGAGCCAGGCGATACAATCAATGTTAAAAGTGTTGGCTCAGTAGTTCTAATATTTATATAATATTCGTTATTCATTTTTTATTAAATTAAAGTGCTAAATCTTTAAGTAATATTTGCCATCTACTTTCTAATATCATTAATTTTTCTTTACTTTTTGGTAATTGAATATATGATATAAATTCTAATGCAGATGGTGTAGCAATTATTTCTAATAATTTAACTAATATAAAATAATTCGATAGTGCAAATTTATAATTATTATATAAAGAATTTACTTTTAAAAATAATTGTTTAACTTGTTCTTCTGTTTCTTGATCTAATGATTTTAAATTATTATTTATTACACCATAAATATAATGTATATACTCATAATATTTATTATATTTTAAATCTGTTAATATCTGTTTTAACTCTTTTATTGTAATTTCACTATAACATCTCGATAATATATCGTCTAAAATATCAGATGGTATATCTATTTTTTTATATTGAATAAAATCTAACCATTCATTAAAATGTTCCACTCGACTAAACGAATAATTCATATTGAATTATCAATTTAAATCTTTAAATAGTTATTTAAACAATAAAAACTTATTATTAACTTAAATGGAATTATCTATAAACAGTCCTTGGTTCTCTATGTACGTGATGGACTTAAAATATATGAAGGCCGTCGAAATATTCCTAAAATTAATGCTTTAAAAATTAATGAAATTATTAAAATAAATCATTATATAGATAAAAGTTATTATATTAAAATATTAACATTTGAAGATGCTTTAAAAACATTATCAATTCAAGAAATATTACCTGGTTGTAATACTATTGAAGAAGGCTAGAACAGTTGAATTGATTTATGTTATTATTAAATAAAGTATCCTAAAATTGACTTATTTAGAAAAATTCTCCATTTCAAGAAGAGTTAATTAAATTCTAT